GTGACTGTTGTTCCTGCTCCGTCCCAAGTGAAAGCTGTTGTAGCGACACCATCAATAGTAATTGCTACATCTGCTTGAGCCCTATAACTAAATGGGACTGAATAAGCAGTTGTACTACCATTTCCTGTATATCGTACAAAACTATTCGCCATATATTGTGTTTTCCTTGTATTTATTCATTTTACTCTTCTAAAAGGGGTACTTTATTGGAATATTGATTTTTCTTTCCTTTTCCCTCTGTTTTCATTTTCATTAAATTTGAAAATGTTGAATTGTTCTCTTGATTCTATTCTTCTTGAAATAATAGGATATTCTTTTATCATTTCTTCATAAGCTAATTTTTCTGCTTTAGTAACAAATTTTAATAAAATAGATTGTCTCCAATCTTTCCCATCTACCATACCATCAGGAACGTCATATATTGGACTATTTTTATCCAAAATAAGAATTTCCATCAATTCTTTAAGTTTATATTTTTTTCCACCATATTGTAAATCAACTTTTCCTACTAACTCTCTTAATCTATCATAAGCTGTTTGACCAGTTGTTTCATTTCTTATAGTTCTTAAATCTAGTTCAGACCTTCTATCTACGGGTGAAGGAGCTCTATAATCAAAATTTCTATCTTCAAGGAATTTAGAAACAATTTGATTTTTAAATTTAGTCATAGCAAAAGGGCTAGACCATAAACCTGTTTCTTCCCCCAATCCAAATAACCAACCATTCTTTCTATCAATTTTTTCACCAAATATATTACGTCTTGGCATAATACTATCTTTACCAATAAGAGGAATTAATTGTTTTAATCTATCATTTAATGTAAATAATTCTTTTTGATATTCTGCATCTACTCTATTCCAGTATCTTAATCCCCCTGATAGTGGAAACCATTTATAAACTGTTCTAGCTAAGATAGAAGTTCCAATTCTATTAGGAGCTCTTGATTTCATCATATCATCGCTAATAAGGAAGTTAGCTGTTTCAATAATATTTTTTGCATAAAACTTAGAAGCAAGATTTCTAGTCACTGTTGCTATCAGACCCATTCCTAATTCGGTTAAAGTATTTTGTGCTTCGTGAGGTAAATCTTCATTAGTTCTTAGAAAATCATTCATTGTGTCCATTATATCAGCCATCATAAAAAAAGGGAACATAACTGGGTCAAGTCTATTTAAACTAATATATCTTCCATCAGCTCTTTTCCACGAATGTTGTTGCCAACCTGTCGCTTCTTCTCTTGCTTTATTTTCTTTCCAATCTCTTGAACCACCACCAGTAATTTTACCTGATTTCCAAGCAAAGAAGGCACTTGTCCACAATGCAAATCCTGCCGCCACTCTAGCATTTGCTTCTGCCGCCGCTTCAGGATTAATATATTTTCCATCTTTCCCTTTTGCTAAAGCGTGTCTAACGTGCACCATTGCTTTTCGTAATAGCGGCACTTGTTCAAAATTCCATTTTATTAAATTTGCAGGAGTATTGACAAAGTGAAGACCTAAAGACCTAAACATTTTCTTAGACCAAAACCCTGTATTTCCTCTACCACTTGTGTTTTCAAGAATCCACCCTGTAAATCCACCTTCATCTTTTCCTGTAACGGGATTTCTTGAATATGCAGATTGAGTGTATGTACCTTCTCTAGCATATTGTAGAGGGTCATTCACTTGTAATCTATTAATATCATCAATAGGAGCTTTATTACTCATAGCTAATGTTGAGATAGCTTCACCTGATTCTTTTTCATAAAATGATGTTATTTCTTTAAATCTTTTATTGTATGCGGCTTTAGCATCAGCATCTTTAAAATAAGCTGACCATATTTTAGCATCATTTTCTTTTCGTATTCGTGAGTGAACTTGAGAAGTTCGTCTAGCTTTAAACATCATTGTTTTAAGAAATTCATCACCTGCTGACAAAAATCTTAATGGAAGTGTTGTTGCTAATCCTAATGGTTTAACAAGACCTTTTTGTACTACTTGTCCTGCTACTCCAAAAGGTGAAGTTAAAAGTTCTCCTGTTGCTTCAATCCAATGCTGTAATTGTCCTTGACGCATCGCATTATCATATTTCATTTGCTTACTATCAAGTAAACCTCTACCAAACCAAAAACTTTTTCCTGCCGCTCTTAAAGCGTGTATAAGATACACATACTGGTGTATATAAGTATCAAATGCTTCAATAGCTAATACTCCTGCTCTCTGTTTATCTTTAGGAGCTAACATCGCACTCCTTATTATCATTACAACAGGTTTATATTGTGTCTGTGTTAAACTTGAAACAATATTAAGTATGTGTGTATCAGGCGAAGATAATAAATTATTATGTACAAACTCTGCCGCTAAATCCCACCCACCAACTTTATGTGCATTTTGTAATGCTACTATCACTTGTTCATCAGTATCTAACTTAGCTACTGCTTCCCAAAATTTATCAGGATTAGTTTCTAGTAATTCTTTAAATTTAGGGTCTTCAGGGTGCATAAGTAATTCTGAAGCTCTTAATGCGTCTTTATTAATATTTCCTGCTTGTTGAGCTCTAGCAACAAGTTGTGTTACTTCTTTGTGAGTAATTAATGTATCTGTAATAACTTTTCTTTTAACAGCGAGACGATTTCTAATATACGCCTTTTCATCAGGAGTTATATCAACTCTTTGCATTTGATTAGCTAATTTAATTATATCATCACTTTGTTTTAAAATGTGGTCTCCGTGAGCTATCATTTGTGCCGCTAAATATTTATCTTTTTTAGCTGTTGCTTTCATTGCTTTTATTAATACATCAGGGTCTTCTCCAATTACTTTAGCTATTTTAATAGTTTCTTCATTAGTCATCTTCTTAGTATCAATCCGACCTTCTTCAAAAGCCTTATCTGCTAGATACTTTAAGAGAATAGCATTTCGTTTTGGACTATATTTTGTATAATTTAAAAGTTCTTTAGGTGGTTTAGAACTACCATCTATATCAATACTATCTAAATTATCAACTTGGTCTTTTATCTTATCTCCGTGTAATTTACTTTTATATTCTATTTGGTCAATTTCTGCTCTTGTTAAATTCTTATAATATTCTGTCTTTTCTTTAATAGTTCCTAAATCTTTAAATAATCTTTGCCCTGTAATTTCACTTCTACCATAATTATGTAAATCTTCTAACTGTTTAATAGAAGTATTTTTCATTTTTCGTGTAGATAATTTAAAACCTGCACCCGTAAATCCTGCTCCAAAAATTGTTCCAAATCCAAATCCTGCCAATGAAGACCAACCTGTTTGCTTTAAATCAAATTCATTTTGAATACCAGTTTTTATAGCCGTGTTTTGTAAAATAGCATCTTGAGCTCCACCTATCCCTGCACCAATATATCCTTCGTATAAAGCTCCTTTTTTGACAGCTTTCCATAAACCTTGTTTTGATGCTTGTTTGCTAACTTCCTTAAAAACATTTTTATTTATTTCTTTAGCCATCTTACCTTTGAGAGCATCTTTCAAAGCTAGTTTATATGCTTGTTTTCCTGCTTGACCCCCAATACCTAAACCAATAAGATTTACAGGGTCTAAGACCATAGCTCCACCATTGTCCCATAACCAAGAACCAAAACTTCTATTAGGGTCGTCCCAAAAAGAAGGGAGAGCTTCATAAGTTTGTTGTATATAAGCAAACTCTTTTAATCTATCAGGAGTATCTGACATCGCATTAGACATATCCATACCCATAAAAACTGTATTATGATTTCTCCAAGACCTATCATTATAAAAATATTCTAATAAATCAGCGTGAGGCTTAAAATTAAAATCATCACTGCCTTCTCTATGAGAGTAGTAACTTCTTAAAGTATCATAAAATCTTTCAGTTTGTATTTCTTCTAAAGCTGATTCAGCGTTTTTTGCTTTTTCTAAGTCATAATTAACTGTAGAAATATCTAGTGATGTATTATCTTCTTCAACAATACCATCAAAAATTCCCATAATATTAGTTATCCTTTATTATTTTTTTATACCCAACATCACCTCAATGATGTCTTGTACCTGTTTAGTGTTGTGTGCTGACCAATTCTCTCCAAATATACTTTTAGCTATAACAGTATAAAACTTTTCTTGTTCGGCTTTATTAAAAGCAGGAATAAAGTCTTCTGTTTTTGTACCAAAATAAGATGAATCAAGATTAAGACCCTCAAGTATTTGTGTGACATACCCTTCAACTATAGGCTTAACCTTTTCTTCATAAAATTCTTGTGCGGAAGGTTCATTAAAAGGTATATAATCATCAAAACTAGGTTCTTCTTTACGAGCAGGAAGTTTAATAGTCCCACTATCTACTAAAGTTTCAATATTCTCTTTAAGTAGTTTACCTTTTTCTTTAACTTGTTTTTCTATTCTTAGGTTTTTAATTTTCTCCTCTTCTATGGCTTTATCTTTCATTGAAATTAAAGTGTCAGGAGCAACTTCTTTACTACTTCTGAATACTGACATAACGTGTTTACCCAAGTCTGCCATAAATTTTCTCCGTTCTTCCCAACTAGGTACAGTTCCATTTTCGTCAAAAAATCTCTGTTCATAAGCAAGAATTTCATCTTTCATATAATTTCTAGCATTAATAACAGCTTCTTTACCACCTTTAACTACATTAATTCCTTCAGTAAAAGATTGTAAAACACTAGCTTCTATTGATGGCATACTTTTTGAATATGTAATGTCAGAAAAGTAAACAGGTGAAGTTCCTTTATCTTTATTACCAATCCAAGTTTGCCATCTAGCATTTGCTGTTGTTAATTGTGAATTAGGAATACCTCTAGCGTTCAGTTCAGCTACCATTTCGGAATAAGTAGCAAATGTACCTTCAGCAATTTCATTCAAAAATGCGGAAGTAACACTAGGGTCATTAGTAATAGTTCTATCTGCACTAAAAAATTTACCAAAAGTATCAATTAATAATGGGTCATTAAATTGTTTTAACTTTTCTTGTATTTTATTTAATTCTAGTATATTTTTATTTCGCATACCAACTGAGTCTGCACCCTTCATATCCGCAGTAGCACTTACTGGTACTTGTTCAAACGCTTCAGCCCAAATAGCTTCAACATCTTTATCTTTATTATATACTTCATCTCTTCTTATTTTTTGTGTAAGTTGAGCTTCTTTTAATTCTAATTTCTGATATAAAGCACCCACTTCAGGGTCTCTTGTGCTTAATAAAGTACCTAGTTTATTACCACCTGTTCCTATCCCTCTATCTGTAGTTAAAATTTGCATAGCAACAGCTATATCTTCAGGTTTTTCAGTTGTATCTAATATCCATTGAACGTGAGCCATCGCTACTTCATTCATTTCATCACTATCAAAGTAGTATGCTTTATCTTTGCCCTCTATAGGCATAGCAGTATTTAAAGTTTTAATTTGTTTCCAATAAGTAGACATATCTTGTTTAGCAAATGTATCTAAATATTTTACACCATTCATTATTTTCTTATCGTGAGACCATTCAGCTCTTAATTGTGCATCTTTAATTTTTGCTTCTGCCGCCCATTCATTAAAAGCGGCTGAAAAACCTGTTGTAAATGATGAACTAGCTCCATCAAAATTAGGTAAATATTGTTTCCAAAATTCTTCTATAGTTTTATCTGTTTCTTTATAATTATAATTATCTTTATTGGCTGTAATTTGTCTAATTGTATTTACTGCTTCAAATCTTCCTGAGTGTGTATCTACAACATTTTTAACATATTGATTACTTAATTCAGGAATTTCATCATTTAAAATAGCTTTTTGAATATCTTTTGTTTTCCAACCTTTAGCATAAAGCTCGTCCATCTTAGCTCCTGCTTCAGTTTGTTTCTTTTCAATATGTTT